CAAGACCTTGTAAAATGTACATTAGCAGCGGCAACCGAAACGTAGTTGCATCAGTTAATAATGACCCCGAAACAGTTGCAATGTTTCAGCTTTTCGCCGCCGCCCCTGACATGCTGGATGTTCTACAGGAACTCAACGAGTGCGCCTCATACTGGTCACAATATGACGTACCTGTGGGCATACACGATAGAATCAAATCAGCCATCGCCAAAGCCAAGGGAGAGCAGGAATGAGCATGACCAAGCGATATTTGCATTTGGTAGAGACCGACACAAAACGCATTGTAAAAACATACCCATTGGAGGACGATGACCAAGCCGCAATCGAAGATGATCCGTTTATCGGAAGCTATCCACAAAATCTTATTAGCGGACGCGAGCAAGCACAACCGCAGCGCGACAAAGCAGCTGCACACGATTCTAACACAACACTACCGGAGGCAAGGTAATGATATTCAGGGAGCACAAAACGCCGATAAGGGCCAGTAGCAACACGGCGTATAATTTGGCAGATTTGATTAGCCAATTGCAACACACGGACGACCCCGAAGTTGTAGCAATGTTTGAAGATGCAGTAGAAGAGGCCGGAGATGGATTTCGCGTTTATGTTACTACGTGTCTAGATTTAGCAACCGATCTGTCATTGAGCGCCGAAGCTATCGAAACGGAGATAGAGCGCTTGCAGATGTTAAAGCAGGAACGCAAAAGCAGGGCTAACCGGCTGCAAGAATCCGTGAAAACGTATATGGAGATGGTAGGCACCAGCGAAATAGTAACCGATCTATACACTATCAAGCTACGCAGGAACCCACCGAAGGTAGAGATAACCGATGAGCTAGTAATTCACAAGGAATACAAGCGCGAAGTTGTCGAATTCAAGTTGGACAAGAAGGCAATAGCAGAGGCATTGAAAGCCGGAGTAGTCGTAGACGGCGCGCGGCTCGTACAAACAAACAGGCTGGAGGTAAAATGAGCCAAGCAATTACAGCGACGAACACGGCGGTTGCAGCATCTATTAACGAATCGCAGGCGGCAGCGTTATTTGAGACGCTGGTAGTAAACGGCGATCTGTCTGCAATGTCGCAGGAACAGCGCATTCAATACTACAAGCTGGTATGTGAACGCGTGGGATTAGACCCATACCAGAAGCCGTTTGATCTGATCAAGCTATCGGGCAAGCTCACGTTGTACGCAAACAAGACATGCACAGCGCAGCTTACATCTATTCGCGGCTTGCGTGTGGCTATCGTGGCGCGGGAGGTTATCGGCGATCAATATGTAGTAACGGCGCGATGCGAGACACCAACTGGTAGCTACTCGGAGGATATAGGGGCTGTTACGATCGGTGGTATGCGCGGCGATGCTGCGAGCAACGCGATGAAGAAAGCAGCAACGCAGGCAAAGCGACGCGCTATTTTGAGTGCCTGCGGTCTAGGAATGCTCGATGAGGAGGAAGTTGTGCAAGTGCAAGGCGCGGAGCGTATCGAATTGCCGCCTATAAAGCCCGCTAACACGCCGGAACAGGACGAAGCTATATCTCAGTGGCTGGCAGCCATCGATGCCGCTACGGGGCCAGAAGAGCTAACAGCAATCGTAATGCAAATCAAGAGTGTAGATGAGTCAATCAAAGCGCCGATCCGGGAGTATTTAGCGAGTCGTGCTAAAGAGCTGGATTTGATCTGGAAGAACGGCGCATATACGGAGGTGCAGCGATGAAAATATACATATTGTCCGAAGATGAATACAGTAACAATCACACAATAGGAGTCTACGATAGCTGGGTTGCTGCTTATGATAAAACTACATTAAATAACTGCTATCTAGTAGAAGTATGGGAACTAAATAGCAATACATTTCATGGATTTCATTGGATTGTCAAGACACATTTTAACCCATATCGACATGAGTACAATCCACAATACAGCCGCGACATTGATCCAACGGAGGTGCAGCGATGAAAAAAGAACGTCGATTCGTCGTGATGAGCGACGAACAGGGATATGAGCCGGGGCCGGGTATATCGTGTTGGATATTGGACAACACAAGCGGCAATCCAGTGCTACCGGCTGCCGGTTTGGAGTGTTCCGATATGCGATGGGTTGACGCGATAGAGTTTTGCCGGGCACTAAATCAACTACAAGAGGATTACGACAGGTATAACAAACTATCACAGGGTGAATAACATGGGACTAAAGACAATACTACAAAAGTGGCTAGGGATTACGCCGAACAAGCCAAAGCAATCAGCGGCGCGCGTATACCAAGCTCCAATACAAACAATGTATGAGCCAACGTTGCAGCGGCTACCATATCAGAAATTACCACAGCATACGCAGGAAATTGTTGGTTTAACGTATGGGAAGCATTACGCAAAATCGTATACTCAAATGTATGCGGCGCATCCGTTTGAAGCATGGGATCGAATTATGCAAATACGCGGAGCCGTTGCAATACATCACAACATGCGTGACAAGAAATATGAATTGCGAATAACCGATTTTGAGCAATCTCGGTACAATCTCAATAAAAAGTGTGTGTCAAAAACATTCAAATCTTTAGATAAGTGCATAGCATTTAAGCGTGGGCTAATAGGCAAGCACAACAATGAGCGCGCCGACCGAATGTTGGCGCCGCTAGACCAAACTTTGTTCAAAAACAAGTACGATTAACAGCCCGATTTGGGCAAATTTTTAACCAACATAGTAGGGTATGCCCCTACGATCGCGTCAGACGGTGCGAAATACCAACGCCGAACGTTGGAAGTTAGTTTTGGAACGGGGAGGGGCTGGGGAGTCCCTCCCTATTTTAAGGAGTCAATATGAACATCTACCAGCAACACCCCAAATGCACAACTTGCAAGTACCTATGCGAGCATAGTGAGGATAGCGATTTGCACAACGGCAACGCTATTGTGTGGTATACATGCGATATGCACGAAGAAATGGACATCGAAGAACCGGTATACACCTACTGTTCTTCATACATTCAACGCAAAGGAGGCAAGTATGACACCGCGAATTTACGATGAAAAAGAGCTAGCGCGCTTTGCGGCAGATACGATGGTACTTATACTCTTCGTAGTGCTCCTTAACGTCGTTCTTGTCTTTGGAATACTTTTGTACGCGCTAGCGTGGTTATTGGGGCTAACATGAAATACGGTGTCAAAAGCAGATTAGAGCGCATTCGCGTAAATGGTCAAACGATCGCCATTAGAGCGGTCATAACAAAAGAGGCGGGCGCAACGTTTTCAAAGCAGTTTGTACTCAACTCCAACGTAACCGAAACGGACGCCATCCAGATGGCCCGCGAATACGTTGAAGTTATCCGCACGAAGCCGGTAGCAATACCTAGCGAGAAAGAGGTTATAGAGTTGGCGGAGAAGGTTGTTGTAGATGCTAAATTGCGTGATATAAAGAATGCAGTAGCGCGCGAGGGCGCAAAGAAAGACGTTGCGTTTGTACTTAGCCGCTACGCAACTACTAGGGTGTTCGGATATGACAACACATCCGGCGAATGGACGCAATAAAAAGCCCCGCACGCGAGGCAACGCACGGGGCCAACAGGGAGGGAACCGCTATGAACACGGATCGACGCAACATAACAAATCCCAATCTATATGCAAGACCATGATTCAGAGTTCGTAATTCACTGCGTCAGCAAGTTTAACGACGATCAGTTGATAGACTGGCACGAAAGAGCCGCTATCTACGAATACGAAGCCGGGATGGACAGAACAGAGGCGGAATACAAGGCCGCTTGCGACATTTTATCACAAATAGCGCACAAATTGCGCTTGAAGGGCACACGATGAGTAGCGACGCAATCAACATCACAGGCGAGCTGATCCACATTGGACAGACGCAACAGGTAAAAGACACATTCCAGAAGCGATCTTTCGTAGTCAAGACGCAAAGCGAATATCCGCAGGAACTGGAATGCCAGTTTACGCAAGACAAGTGCAAGGAGCTAGACCGTTTTAAGGTTGGCGATACCGTCACTGCTCGCGTAAACTTGCGCGGACGTGGCTATCAGAAGCGCGAAGGCGGTATGGGCTGGTTTACATCGCTCGATTGCTGGAAGATCGACAAGCTAGGCGAAGGCGCACCGGCAAGCAAGGCAACTGTTATCGCCGAACCTACTGATTTACCATTTTAACACAAGGAGGGGCTATGAGTTATCACGATTTTTTAACGAGCAAATCGCATATAGGCAAAGGCGAGGGCATAAAGTCCGCAGTCATGCCAGATATGCTATTTGACTTTCAAAAGGATTTAGTGCAATGGGCTTTAGATTTAGGTAGAGCCGCAATCTTTGCGGATTGTGGGATGGGTAAAACAGCGATGCAACTTAGTTGGGCCGACAACATCGTAAGAAATACAAATAAGCCGGTCTTGGTGTTGACACCGCTAGCGGTAGGACAGCAAACGGTTAAAGAAGCGGCAAAATTTGGCATAGATGCAGTTTTTAACAAGCAAGGCGAGATTACGAAAAATATAGTAGTGACTAATTATGAATCATTACATCATTTCGATAAGCACGATTTCTCAGGCGTTGTATTAGATGAGTCTTCTATCTTAAAATCTTTTGACGGCGCATATAAAAATCAGATAACCGAATTTATGAAGCCGATACCGTATCGACTTTTAGCAACTGCAACGGCTGCGCCCAATGATTACACAGAATTGGGCACAAGCTCAGAAGCGCTCGGCTATATGGGTTATATGGATATGCTAAATAAGTTTTTCAAGAATGATAAAAATAACAGCGGTCTGCGCCGTAGTTATGGTGAAGCTCCAGAATGGAGATTTAAAGGGCATGCAGAAAAGCCCTTCTGGAGATGGGTTACATCTTGGGCGCGCGCAGTACGTATGCCTAGCGATCTTGGATATGACAATGGGAAGTTTATACTTCCGCCTCTTATAGAGCACGATCATTTAATAGAATCGAAGACAGCACCTGAAGGAGCTCTCTTTAACTTGCCCGCGCTTAGATTGCCAGAGCAGCGCGAAGAACGCAAGCGTACTATACATGAGCGGTGCGGCTTTGTAGCAGATAAGATAAACGGAACAGGAGTTCCGGCTCTGGTATGGTGTGATTTAAACGATGAAGGTAAAATGCTAACAAGCATGATACCAGATGCGGTAGAGGTTTCAGGAAGTGATAGTGACGACGCAAAGGTTGAAAAGTTTAACGCATTTATAGACGGCGATATACGGGTGCTCGTAACAAAGCCGAAGATTGGGGCCCTAGGTCTAAACTTTCAACACTGCTCTCATATCGCTTTCTTTCCCTCGCATTCGTATGAGCAATACTATCAAGCGGTTCGCAGATGTTGGAGGTTCGGACAAAAAAATCCAGTTAATGTCGATCTAGTTTACACAGAGGGGCAAAAGCGCGTTATGAAGAATCTACAACGCAAAGCAGTGCAAGCCGATGGAATGTTTGCATCGCTAGTCAATGAGATGAATAACGCGCTTGGAATTAACAGAGTCAATAAACACACTAACAAAATGGAGGTACCAACATGGCTATAATAGATCAAATCATAACAGCCAACTATGCAATCTATAACGGCGATTGTATAGAAGTTATGCAGGATATGCCGAAGGGCAGTATACATCTATCGGTTTATTCTCCGCCTTTTGCTGGCTTATATCATTACAGTAGCGATGAGCGCGATATATCCAATTGTACGGACTATAATCAGTTTTTTCAGCACTATGGTTACGTTGTAAAAGAGTTACATCGTATCACAATGTCTGGACGTATTACTGCTGTTCATTGTACAGATATACCATTGGGTAACTCAGGACGTGATGCACTCTACGACTTGCCCGGTGATATAATCAAACTACATGAAAAGCACGGATGGCACTTTATAGCACGGCATACAATTTGGAAAGAGCCACTATGGGTTAGAAATAGAACGATGGTTAAAAATCTTGCACACAAGACCATAGTAGATGATGCAAGCAATGCAGGCGTGGCAAGTGCCGATTATATGCTAATCTTTCGACGCTCAGGTGATAACCCGATACCTATTGCTAATCCTACTGGTTTAGAATACTATTCAGGCGAGGCCCCTTTACCAGAAGATTGTTTGTCCTACAAAGGATGGAAAGGCAAGCAAACAGAGAATAAGTACAGTCATAACATCTGGCGCCGTTATGCATCGTCTATTTGGGATGATATACGTATGAATCGCGTTTTACCTTTTCAAGATTCAAAAGATCCTGACGATGA